TCTCAGCCCTGATGGCCAGCAAATTTTTAGTAAAAAAATCTGCGTGGCTGGTCGAGATTTCTACGACCATGGGCATTCTGTCTCGGATTTCGGCAGCGATGGGGTTGCCCGATCCGACGAGGAATGTGCCGCTGGAGATCGACGTTGTTACCACGACGTCAAGCCCAAACAGCGTGGGGCGAACCATCGCCTGGGGGTCGCCCAGGATGTAGCGCCCGAAACCGTCCTTCTGCAGTCGCATGCTCCACCAGTCGGTGGGATGGACCACTACGAACGTGGGCTCCAGTTCCTTGTTGGCCGTGATCTGCTCGATCACGCGACCGATGATGTCAATGCGGTTCCAGCCCGCGGCGCCCACAAGCAGCGACGTCAGGAAGGCATCGGCCTGGGTGATCAGACCGTGGAGGTTCTCGCCCGTGCCGTCGCCACTCAGGAGTTGGGTTTCCTCCTCGAGGTTGACGTAATACGGTAGCGCCGCCATGATGTATCCGGCGAGTTCGGTCATGTCGTCGAGCACCTGCTTGGTGGCCGGGATCCAGGTGGCGATGGTGCGGACCTTCTCGCTGACCGACTGGAAGGTCACGTTGTTCTGGTACTTGTCCGATGCTTCCACCTGAGGCGAAGCGGCGGTCATCGGCGTCAGGACCTTAACGAAGTCGATGACGGCCATGCTGGTGGGGCGCGCGGAGAGTACGTCCCGGACTCTCAGCGTCTGGCGAGCTTCCGGCGTGATTCCGGGCACGCGGTCGATGCCCAGGATGCCGGTCGTCGCATATCCGACAGCGCCTCCAGTCAAACCGATGTTGTAACTGGTGTCGACGGTATCCGTTCCCTTGCGGGACAGATCCTGCGGCGTGATTTCGATGACGGCGGAGCCGGACTTGTCATGCAGCAGGCGCTTGAGCCCTTCGTGCTCCTGCATCTTCTGGACGAGGGTCTTGGGCGGTTCGCTGCCGGCATGGCGCTCGACCATTTTTGCGTCGATGGCGTCGAGCTGCTTTTGCAGGGCGACGATTTTGTCTTGCGTGTCCTTCGTCGCGGCACCGTTGAGTTTAGACTCCTCGGCCGCCTTGTCGAAGTGCGTTTTCAGTTCTTTTTGAAGCTCCTGCAGCTTCGTTTCTAAGATTTCCATGATGGAACTCCTTTAATGAAAATGGTTCGAACCGTTAATCCCGGTCAGGCGGGGATCATGGACCTGATTTCGTCGATCAGGCCCAGCTCTGCCGGATGAGAATCAACTGATCCGGGCTTCGATTCGCCTCCGGCTGCTGTGACTGGGGCAGGGGCGGCCTTGGAGCCTGCGCTCGCGCCGTCGCCGCTTTCGTCGTCCAGGAGGGAGGACAGAATTTCGTGTGCTTCCTTCATGCACTTGTGGCACTTTTGCAACTTGCCGCGCGTGTCGGCACTGATCGTGCGGCCTTCCTTGCTCTCGCGTTCCTTGACGGCGGTCACGAGCGCCATCTCGTTCATTGGGAACGTCACGATGGACCCCTCAAAGAGCTTGATCTCCTTCAGGTGTCGCACGCCGTCGATAACCTCGTCGGCAACGGACTGGAAGCCGATCGACAGGCCCTTGACGATCTGGTTCTTGAGCAGCAGATAAGCCTTGCGGGCCGCCGGCAGTGCATCGTCGAACAGGAACTTGCCCTCGCACAGCAGGCCGGCCGGGCTATCTGTCAGCGTGAGCATCCCGACCGGCTCATCGTTCTTGTGTTGCCAGAGCATCGGCCGCGTCGGACCGTCTTCCTTCAGCGTGCGCGCGAAGGCGCCAGGGTCGACCACATCCCCGCCGTCGTCGACGTTGCCGTAGGGCGAGAGCACGCCGCGGAACGTCCCGGCGTCGCTGATCTCCTTGACCTCCAGGCGCAGTCTGCCTTTAGTTTCCAGGAATGCCGACTTGTCGTCGTCCGACACTTCGATGTCGTGCTCATTACACATTGCAACGAGCTTGTCCCAGGCCTTTTTCTCGTCGGCTTCGGAGACGCCGCGCGTCTCACCCAACTCGCTAAATCGCGCCAGCGCATTCCTCAAATGGGACTCTGTTTTCGCGTCGGTCGAGAAATCCCACGGGAGCTTCCATGTGGATATATCCTCTGGATCTCCGACGATGAGAAAGCAACCCGCGGTTAGGAATTCGCCGTCGACCTTCTTTGTCTTCGCTGCGGCCTTCGAATCGTTGAATCGCATGGAAATTCTCCTGTTGAACTGTTACGAGATTCGGTGAAGCCACGAAGGCATCGCCTTCGCGGAGGTCTGGTCTTCGGGCGCGCCTTCCGGATCCTCTCCGGCCGGCGGGGTCGGAAGCTGATCGCTCTCGCCGGGCAGCGTCTGCATGTTGAGTTGAATGTGATTGTGCGATCCGGCGCCATCCGGCAGCGGGTTGCGGTCCTCTTCGTCGCGCACCTCATCGATCGACATGTGGCCGTTCTGTAGAGCCGAGGCGTAGCCGGCCATGCGGGTCGCGAAGTCGCCGCGGAGCAGCGCGCGCACGTCGTGGTGGAAGAAGAGTCCTTGCTCTTTTTCGTCTGGCGTCAACACGCAGCGCCACAGCTCCTGCTCCCAGCGGGTGAGCCAGGAGTTCAGCGTCATCTTGATGAATTGCAGCGCCAGGTGCTCGATGTTGGCGAAGGTGGCGCGCGACAGGTCGCCGACCAGGTGGGGACTGACCAGGAACCAACGGCAGATCTCAGGGATGCTGAACTGGCGCGTCTCCAGCATCTGCGCGTCCCTCGCGTTGAGCCCGATCTGCTTGTATTCCAGGCCGCCCTCAAGGATCGGTGCACGATGCGGCTCTTGATATGTGCGTTCCCAATCGGTCCGAAACTTGTCAAACTCCTGATCGCTCTTGAACTTATTCGGCATCGTCAGGACGTAAGGCACGCGGCCGCCGTTCGCATAGAATCGGGCCAGGTTGCGCTCTGACGAGATAGCAGTTCCGATGGACTGTCGCGCCATCGTGACGACACCGAAGCCGCGGATGCCGTCCCAGCCAAGCCCGCGGATGTGCAGGATCTCGTGCGGCTTCCCGGGTTCGACTACGTATGTTTTTGATGGGTCCTGACCGACCTTGACCACGTAGACCAGGCGCCGCTTGCCGTGCAGCTCGCGGTCTGGGATTACCCAGGACGGCTGCAACGGCCAGAGCCCGATGGCCACGCCGGTTCCGCTGCGCCGGATGATCTGCGCGAAGGCGTTGCCTTGCAGTAGCACGTGGCCGGTTAGCATTTCTGTGAAGGCCTGCGACGTGATCTCATCGCTGGGCGCGTTGAGCATCACGTTGTACATCGGGTGCTTCAGCGCTGGCTCTTTGCCTGTGGCCTTGCGCTGGAGCATTATGCACGGGATCAGGCCGATGGACTCGGAGATCAGCCGGTAGCAGGCCCAAACGACAGAGTGGTTGAGCGCGGTCTCGGCGCTGACGGGCTCGCCGGACCAGGCCGGCATGCCGCCGCTCAGAATCGAATAGATGGCCGGGAAGCCATTCCGCGCATACCAGCCGACGTTGATCGCATCGAAGGCAATGCCGCCGGCGGTCTTCTGCTCGATGTCCAGGGAGGTGACGGCCTTGTTTTCCCCGACCAGCCACTCCCTGATGGCGCTTTGGATTCCTGGAAACATCAGCCCACGCTCCTTACAACGCCGGTGTAGACGTTCTGCTCGCCGAGCATGGCGCGCGCCATCGCGTTCGTGATGGCAGAGATGCCGTCGATGCGGCTGGTGCTCTTCTCGCGTTCCGGTTTGGCGAACATCAGGTTGTCATTGCGCTCGACCGTCGCCAGGCAACTCGCGTTCCAGCGCAGAACCGGGTGGGCGCCATGGTGCAGCTTGCCGCGGGCGACGGCCGCCAGAATCTTCTTCGACGGTTCCGACAGGCTCTGGTAGCCCTGCCGCACTTCGAAACACTTAAAACCGCTGTCCACCATCGCCACCGACACCTGGCGCGAGTTCCACGGATCCCAGCAGATCTCCTGCAGGTCGAACATCTGTGAGCCCCACTCCAGTCGGTCCTGCACGAAGCGATAGTCGATCACCTCGCCGGGCGTGGCCTCGAGGAAGCCGTCGCGGATCCACTGCGCCAGCGGCACGCCGAGCTTCAGTTCGAGCTTGCGGACGCGCGCCTCCGGCACCCAGAAGAACGGCAGCACATCGTAGGAGTCCTCGTCGCCCGGGAACAGGAATACCACTGACGTCAGATCCGTCGTCATCGAAAGGTCGACGCCGGCCCAGCACGTGCGCTGGAAGAACCGCGCCATGAAGTCGTGCGGCAGCGTCCGGACCTTGTCCTCTGGCAACTTCGGCATCAGCCCGGGCGTCTTCCACTCGCCAGCGCTGGCGTCCCACTTCGCTATCTCGAGGGCCCGGTTTTCCTTCTGGTCCCAGATGTTGAGGAAGTAGCGTTTGAACGATGTCAGATCGCCCTCCGACTCCGCGCTCTCGTACTCCTTCCGGATCTTGTCCTCGGTGATGAAGCCGTCTTCGACCTCGCCCTTGTCGTTGAGCCGCAGCAGCGACGGGTTCGCCTTGCGCCAGGTCGCCGGATCCGCCGGGTCGTCTTCTGCCGCGGCGCCGTAGATCTTGCCGTAGAACCGATGGTCCGTGACGATGCCCTCTTCGATGCGCCGCGTCTTTTCGTGCAGCTTCCATGCGAGCGGAGATTCGTTCTGGACGCCCGCCGTGGTGATGGCGATCGTCAAGGTCTGCCGCCGCGTGATCCCGCCCTTGCTCAGCACGTCCCAGTTCTCAATCTGCTTGCGCGTCTTCCACCTGTGGACCTCGTCCGCAACCACGAAGGCCGGGTTCACACCATCGCCGAAGTCGCCGTCGGCCGCGACCGCTGCATAGAAGCTGTCCGGATCCTTGCGCTTCAAAATGCGGTGCGTCCCGC